CTAAAGGCGGACTTATTATACCAGAATATGACGGAGCATTTAAGAATCCAGACACCGGAGAGAAAGATACAGAGTATCAACTTTCAGTTGTAGCTAATGTTATAGAAGTAAGTCCTTTGTGTAAGTTTATTAAACCGGGAGACGATATATATTATAGGCGTTCTTCTGGAGTACCTGTTCCGTTCTTCAGACAAGGATTTGAAGTTGTAGCTGAACAGCAAGTGCAGGTGGTTATTAATGAAGGTTTAAAAGAACGATTTAAAAGTATAGAATAATGGAAGAGAAAGTGTTTTATCAACCAGGAGATGTAGTAACATTAAGACAAGACATCCCATATAAACCTCAGATGATTGTAGTTAAGAAAGAGACGATGACGTTTAGACCATCTAAGGATGAGAAGAAAGATGAATATTTCAAGGGTATTAGATGTAGATGGTTCTCTACAAGAGGAGAGCTACAAGAAGCTATCTTTAATACTAAAGACTTAATTAAACTATAATGGCAACTAAGTTTCAACAAGGTGGGCAGGACGACCAAGAGTTGTTCTCTGCCTACCTTATTAAGTTATTTAAGCCTAAGTCTCAGCAGGAGTTTGAGGATACTATATCCAAACTCTCAGAGAGGGAAATTAATGAAATCTATAAACAATACAAGAGTATGGAGAATAATCAAACTATCATGGCTAAGATGGGAGCCAAAATTAACTACATTAGCAGATTGCAAGGTAAGTGTCCAGAAGGTTATGAGGTAGAGAGATTCATGGCTGGAGGATGTGTTAAATGTAGAAGGAAAGCAATGGCTGAAGGCAGTAAAGCTATGGACGTATTCAAAGATAAATGTGGAGGTAAAGCCAAGAGACGCATTAAGAAGAGCGAGAATGGTGATAAAATAGCAGTTAATAAGACTGATACTGTACACACCAGTAAGGGAATATATAATGTTAGTAATAAGAAGCTCCCTTATAAGAAGATGTCCAAAGCAGATTACAAAGGACTACCTTTAAAAGACAAAATGAAAGTTGATATGAAAGACCAGGCTAACGGCAGAGGTGCAACTAGAGGTAGTAATATAGGTAAAAAGTTAAGCGGTGGCACTATTACTTCGTTCAAGTGCGGAGGAATGGCTAAGAAGAGAATTAAGAAGAATATGGGCGGAACTGTTAGCAATAAATGGAGTATTCCTAGTAAAGCTAGCGGTGATGCTATTAAACACATTAAAGGTGGACCAGGCTCAGCAGATAGCACTAGAGAAATGAAATTTAATGGGTTTCAGAGGAAAGCACTAGCTGGTAAGCCTTATAAAAACAAATAAATATGAAAGTATTCCTATTTGATAATGGTACTAATTCGGTGATTGTGAATGAGCCAGAGGTTCTTCTTATTAAGGAGTTCGCAGCTCTATGGACTAATGAAAGGAATAAGACCAAAGAAGACCCTACGGGAGTTTGCAAATCAAGAGCTTATAGAGAGCTTGTTTACATATGGCTAATGTTAGATTGGGCATCTCCATACTCTGATTATACAGAACAGGAAAGGCATCAAGCATGTCTTCAGGATGCTAATTTAAGTGAAGAGGAATGGGCAGACCCAATCTTCAGAGCCGCATGTAGGAAGTACAGAGATATTCAAAACGAATCTAGAGCACTTAAACTCATTAAGTCTGCTCAAAGTGTAGTTGATAGAATTACTGATTACTTTGACACCATAGATTTATCTGAAAGAGACCCAGTTACTAATAGACCTGTTTGGAAAGTGGCTGATGTAATGAAAGAAATGCAATCAGTTTCTAAGGTTATAGAAGAACTTAAAACTCTTGAGTATATGTACAAGAAAGAGCAAGAAGAAGAGACTGGTATCAGAGGTGAAGGTAAGAAAGGACATTTAGATTAGTTATGGCTGGACGTGGTAGACCTAAGAAGAAAGTCGAAGTTCCAGAAACAGTTCAAGAGTTAATACAGAGAGTAGAACCAGAGTTAATAGAAGCTGTTCAACATATAAATCCTGTCATAGAGGATAATTCAATTAAAACATCTAATGTTGAATGGGATGTATCATTAGATACCGAGATTAAGCATTTCGACCCTACTCTATCTTATGAGCTGACTGGATATCGACCAGTGGATGAAGAAAGAGGATTGGATTTTAATCCAGAGTGGTTCACTGAAGCTAGACAGATTAAACTAAGAAACGGTAAATACTGTGCTTATCCAGAGGGAACAAAGAAGTATAATGACTTTTGGGACGAAGAGGTTAGAAGATGTAATCGAGGATATGAATCACATGGGTATAGAATCACAGGTGATAATTACTTCTTCCTTAATTATTATAGGTTGAAAAATACTGATGTGTCTCAAGCTGGTGCTGGTCGTGAAACTACATTCCCTTCATTCTTTAGTAAGCAGTATGAGTACTTCCATTACATAGAAATGTGTGAGAAGTTGAAGAAGGATGTGTGCGCCCTTAAAGCTCGTGGAGTCGGTTGACACAATAAACTAAAGCCGACTATAAATTCCGCAAAATCGGTGAAGACTAACGTGATTAATCACTTATTAAATTTAATATTATGACTAAGAAGGAACAATTAAAATTTATTGAGGATAACTATCCCTTATACAACAATCATATATCTAACAGAAGAATAAGACATACATTCTTCGATACAATCGAAACTGAACTACAAGCTTATCTGCTTGGATTTTATGCCGCTGATGGCAGTATTGATGAGAAACGCAAAACCTTAAGAGTTCATTTGCAGTCTGGAGATTCTGAAATAGTGTACTTATTTAAAGATAGTATAAGTCCAGACGCTAGAACGTTTACCGTAGCACCACATATTGTAACTGGAAGAAACGGTATGAAAGTAAATGCCCATGCATCATTTGGAGTTGACATTACTAGTTCCAAATTATGTAATGCCTTAGTAGACTTAGGGATAGGATATAATAAAAGCGTAGCAGAACTCAAAATTCCAAGCATTCCTGAG